GCTTTCGGTAGAAACCTTGAAGACGGTGGTGAAGATAACACTGTTATAATTGGACGTTATAATGCAACGCCAACCGCAACAGGTAGAATTGTATTTGGAACTGGGTTTTCTTCTACTGGTAGAAAAAACGCAATAGAAATACAAGCCGGTACTGGTTCGCAATCTGGGTTATTATTCCCGGCACTTAGGTTATCTAGTTCATACGCTAACGATTCAGATGCTGCGGCAGCTGGTGTAGAAAGAGGAGAGCTTTATAGGTCTAACAATCAAGTTAGAATAAACATAGATCAACCAGAACAAAATGCAAAAAACAGTGAAGGGCTTGCATATTTAACACCGCAATTAAAAACAGCTAGCTCTGGCGATTCTTCCAATATTAGCGCAAACTATAATTTAGTTTTAATTAGTTGGTCAGGCGGTAATGGTATCTATACGTTGATGCTTCCCTTGGCAGCTGCCGCCACGAATAGAGTTATAAGAATTACAACAGACGGCTCTTTATCCAGTGGCGCGGGTGATAAAATAAATATCACGGCTTCTGGTAGCGAAACTATAGACGGTGCTGCTTCTTTTCAAATATCAAAACAATACGAAGGTATTGCTGTTTATTCAACAGGATCTGAATGGATTGTAATACAAGCAAAAGCGCATTAATAAAAAACCAAAACTGCGTAATAATATAAAATATACCGACCCGGGATTAGGGTAAACCAATAGTAATTTAAAACCAAAACCAATGACACTATTTTATTCGACTAATTCGTGGACTAGTCAACCACAACCAGATGAAAAAACCGTAGAAACTTGGAAGCACGCGTCGACCAAATCCAACTGGCGTATTGTTCAATTACCAAATGGATTCTACCAAACAGAAATTAAAATACCAGACGAAGATTCTTGGAAAGATATAACTAGGAGAGAAACAATCGAAGGGGCTGAAGCGGCAATTGATGGATCAATAGAATACTATCAAAAAAAGCTTAATTATATAAATGGTCCTAAAGTTATAAAAACTTTTGAAAAAGAATAATATAAACTAAAATTTAATTTAATGGAATTTAATAACTCGAGCGATATAGTCAAAACGCTCACATTTGGCAGCGAAGCCAAAAAAGAAATTATGCAGGGTGTTGAAAAATTATCGAACGCAGTAAAGAGCACGTTAGGTGCGTCTGGAAAATGCGTAATATACGAAGACGCCACTGGAAAACCGGTAATTACAAAAGATGGTGTAACCGTTGCAGAAAGCGTAGTCTTATTACATCCGGTTGAAAATATAGGGGCAACCCTTATAAAAGAAGCTGCCAACAATACAGTTAAAGAAGCAGGGGACGGAACTACTACAGCAACTGTATTAGCGCACTCTTTATTAGTAAAAGCAAATAATGCACTACATGAAGAAGAAATTAGAAACATTAAAGAAGGCATTGCTAGCGGTGCTGAAAAAGTTATGGCTTATCTTAATAAAGCCAGCATTCCTGTTGAAGGCGAAATGTTACGAAGTGTTGCTACTATCAGCTGTAACAATGATACAGAGCTTGGAACCAAAATTGGAGAAGCTTATCAAAAAGTTGGAAAAGATGGAGTCGTTTTAATGGAAGAGTCCGAAACAAATGAAACTTATGTTGAATTTGTTGAAGGCGTCCAATTCGATTCAAAATTAAAATCCCCGCATTTAGTAACAGATAAAGACAAGAATTTAGCTGTTTTAGAAGAGCCTAGTGTGCTTATTGTATCTTCGCCTATACCAAATATTAGAAGAATACAAAACGTCCTAGAACACGTAATAAAAAATAAAAATAGTTTATTAATAGTTGCTGATGTTGAGCAGCAGCCTTTTGCTACATTATTAGCCAATAAAGTAAAAGGCAACATAAAAGTAAATATAGTTGACCCTCCTGGGTTTGGGCCTACTAGAACAGAAACTATAGAAGACCTAGCCATATTAACTGGAGCGACAGTAATAAATGAAGAGCTAGGAGATGATTTAGATTTGATAGATCCTTCTGTATTAGGTTCCGCTGTAAAAGCTGTTACTGATAGCAAAGGAACTGTTTTGCAGGTTTATGCGGAAAATGAACTTCTTGAAGAAAGAATAGAAAACGTTAATAACAGACTGCAAGAAGAAACAAACCCATTTTTTAGAAAAAAGCTAGAGCAACGTTTATCAATGTTAACAGGTAGCGTTGGTATTATAAGAGTTGGAGCTGATTCAAAAGTTGAACTCAAAGAAAAGAAAGATCGTGTTGAAGACGCAATATATGCGACAAAAGCCGCCTATAAAGAAGGTATTGTTGCCGGCGGGGGAGTCGCTTTGTTAAATGCCTCTAAATTAATCAAGCCTAAAAGTAAAGGAGAAGAAATATTGTTGGATTCTATTAAGGCCCCATATGAAACTATTCTTGAAAATGCTAATATGGATGTTGTATATCCTCAAACAAAGAACAAGGGTATAGACGTTAAAACAGGCAAAGACGTTAATATGATTAAAGCCGGCATTATTGATCCGGTTTTGGTTACAAAAACGGCGCTAAAAAATGCTGTAAGTGTTGTGAATACAATTATATCAGCCGATTGCGTAATCAGTAATAAAAGATTAGCATAATGCAGGCGATTAATTTTTATGTAGTTGTAGACAAAATAAAAGAGGAGCCGAAAAAAGTAGGTGGACTTGAATTAACTGAAAAGCAAAATGCCGATGTCCGTTATGTCAAAGGCAGAGTTGTTAGCGTAGGTGACCAAATAAATACGATACAAGACGGAGATATTGTTAGATATGACAAGCACGCAGGTCACGGCATAGAATGGAACGACTCTCTTTATTACGTACTAAAAATATCTGATATAGTTCTTGTAGAATGAGGCTAACCGGGCAGGATTTAAGAAGCATGGGTTTACTAAAGTATTACAGGCTTGTCAGAAGATGGGCTTGTAAAACTTATGATTTAAAAGATGCTGATTTAGAGTTGCTGGTGTATTTAGATTGCAAAAAGCTTTTTACGCGTAATGATTTTATTAATGGCGTATACACCTACAGCTGGGATAAAAACCGGTGGGAGCGCTTAAGGCGTAATGGGTGGATAGACGTTTTTAAAGAACGCAATAGAACAACATCCAAATATGCGGTTTATAAAGTTTCTATGAAGGGACAGCAATTGATAATGCGTATATATAGGATATTATTGGGCGAAGAAGATATGCCCACTTCAAGAAACAGTGTTTTTTATAAAAACAAAACATATACTGATAAAGTCTACAATAAGGCTATTGATGATATGATTAATGATAAAGAAAGGTAATGGCATTTAAACTTAAAGATTTTTCAGCGCTTGTCGGTATAGACAAAGAAACATCTAGCTACGGAACTCCTGTGTTTAAGAAAAACTTAGAAGGAGGGGTTATGGCTGAAGCAAATAATGATGGTACAATATTTGTTGATCAATCATTAAGTAAGAAGGAAAAAGAAGATGCGGTTGCTCATGAAAAAGTACATCTAGAGCAAATGGCACAAGGGAAATTGCAGTACGATAATAATACTGTAACCTGGAAAAAAGACACCAGATCCCCAGCTAGAGTTTATAAAAGAATGGGGAATCATATAGTAGATATTAAAACAGGTAAATCAGCAAGCGAAGGTCATAAAGACTTTGAGTGGGAAGAGGAAGCCTATAAAAATTCATAACATGTACAAAGCAAAATCAATAACAAATAAAGCTAGCAGCGCTGTAAAAATGAATATGGCTCTAGTGGAGGGGCAAGCTGATATAGGGAATGTAAAAAAAGCTGGTGCTGAAGATCTTTTAGCCGGAATGAAGAAGACTAAAGGAGCGGGTCTTGTGCAACTTACAGGTACAGACACAACAGGCACAACAGAAGAAACAGAAGAAAAAGAAGACTCCGTAAATAAAATGAAATCACCTTTCAAAATTGACCCCGTTACAGCAATGAAAGTTGTAGGAATGGCGTCTAGTATGATGGGAAAGAAAAAAGAAAATAGCGGCGGAGGAAGTAAAACAACTGTAGTTGTTAATCAACCCTCAGGTGGTAACCAAAAAAGAGGAGGCCAGGCAGACAACGCAATAGACCCCAAATAATAATACTTATATATAGAATATGAAACCTATAACAAGCAGAATAAAAAGATCCCCTCTATTTTCTTACGGAGAATCCCCAATGAAACAAACCGCTACTACAGGTGGTTCTATAGAGGGAGATGATAAAGAAATAGAGGTAACTGAAACAAAAGAAAAAGAAGTTGTCGGCATATATCGCAGAGCTTGCGGTAGTAAAACAGATGGCTCTATCGGAACAGATCCTGTGACAGGTGAAAAAAGAAAATGTTCACAAGCTGCACCAGGTCAAGAGCCGGAAGAAAAAGAAACTGTTACTACTAAGAAAACAGTAGAGGGCGACGATCTTGATTATGAAGCTGATCTTTATAAAAAGAAAGAAGACAAAAAAGTACAGGGTCCTGCTAGCACTAGGAAGCAAGAAAGAGCAAATACGTTTATTAATAGAAAAGTTAATAAATATAGACGGAAAATGGGCAAGTATGGTACTTTCGATATGGAAGGCAACTTTACAGCTGATAAAGGTCTATCTCAGCGTGATATACGTAAAATGCTACAAGCTAAAGGTAATTTAGAAGGAGCGCAGGCAGGTAGGAAAAACGTGCAATCTGGCATAGAGTCTGGCGTTGGTCTTCAAGGAACATATTATGGTGGCCAAAGAAAAATGGACAAAGGGGAGCTTACAAAGCCTGAGCAAAAAGAAATAGCTAAAAGAGAAGCTAAAAGAAATGCTAAAAGACAAGCTGAAGGAGCTATAGAAGTTGGTGCTGTAAACCCATTTGCGAGCTTTGGCAATATTAACACAGGACTTAATCTGTATACCCCTACAACTAATTATATGGATTTATTAAAAACTCCCGCAAATATGAACTCAAAAGGATATTCACAAAAACCTAAAAGCCCAGCAACAAAAGCATTAAAAGGTGCTCAACATAAATTACCTCAACATCTTCAAGATGCCATAAAAGCGGCCCCAGGCAAAATGAAAGCGCCGCTTAAGAAGAGCTATTTTAAATAAATAATTATGTCGTATATTCAAGCAAACTCACCATTCAAAAAAAAGCCCGCCGCGCCGTCCCGCAAGAAATCTTTAGGCTATTACAATGAGGTAAAGTCCAAAAGCAAAGAGGGAGCTGCTGCAGGAGGAGGTATGACACAGGCTGGTGTTGATAAATATAGAAGAGATAACCCCGGTAGTAAGCTAAAGAAAGCAGTTACAAACTGTAAAGCTAAAGTTGGCACAAAGCCTTATAAGAGACAAAAAGCATTTTGCAGCAGATCTAAAAGCTGGACCGGTGAAAGAGGTAGAGCGGCTAGAAGAAGATGGTGCTGCAGTAGATTTAGTTAATATTATGGAATCAAAAGGACTAGGAGACTCAATAGAAAAATTTACAAAAGCAACTGGAATAAAAAAACTTGCCGATAAAATACCTGGCGGGTGTGGTTGCAAAAAAAGAAAAGAAGCATTAAATACTATATTCCCGTATAAAAATAAATAATCATGGCATACGATAAAAAATCAAGCGGCTGCACGCCAATTACATCTAAAATTAAAAGAACTACTCAGGGAGGCATGGTGACTCAGCCATTATTAGATATGGGGGCACCTGTAAAAATGAAAGCTCCATCGCCGGCTAAAGATAATAGATCTAATCGTCAAAAGGCAAACGAAGCTAGAAAAAAATCACTCGCCGCAGATAAGAGTAGGAGAGAACAATTAGCTAAAGCTGAAGCAGCTAAAAAAGCTAAGGATCTTGCGTCTAAAGAATTTATTAGAAATAAAAGAGGTCGTAAGGTTAAAAACCCAAAATATCAAACCCAAACGATACAGCCCGTCAAAGAGGCTAGCGGAAATAAAACTGGATCAACAAAAGCAAATAGAGAATTAAAAGATGTGTTGGAGCGCAAAGGAATTGACGTAAGCTCATATAAAGGTGACACTCGCGGTAAAATGAAAAAAGGCACATATAGATATGCAAAAGCCTCACAGCCTAAATTAGATAGTATTATTTCAAAAAGAAATAAAGCTACTAAAGGGTCTGCTGAATACAATCGTTACCAAAACCAAATTAATAAAGCATACGGCGTTGGACCAACAAATAGAAGTACTACAGAAAAAACAACTTCTACTATTAAGCCTAAAGTTACAATTGAATCTAAAAAACCTACTGCCGATGTGCTTACTACGCCAAAAGCTTCAAAAATAACAAACGAAAAGGCAGCTAAAAGATCTGAGCGAAAAACATCCAGAGCGCAAAAAACTAGAGAAAAAGGTATTGAAGCTCTTGAAAGCGGCAATACAGCAAAAGCTCGTAGATTATATAAGCGTGAACAACGTATAAAGAAAAGAGCAGCCAAACAAGCGGATAAAGCTATTGAGCCTAAAAAGTCATCAGCCGCTAAGCAAACAGCTAAGCAGCAAAAAGAAAAAAAAGAAAAAGCGCTAGCTAAAGCAAAATTTATAAAAAAAGCAGAAAAAAAAGGCAATCTTAAAGAGCTTAAGAAAAATCCGCCTAAAGTAAAACGCGTATATAAATAATGAAAAAAATTCTTCAATTTATAACCGGAGGCCTCGTCAAAGACATAGGTAAAGTAATAGATGACCTAGTAACTACTGATGAAGAAAGACTTGCGGCTAAACTAAAAGTTGAAGAGCTGCTAGAGCGAGCGGACAAAGATGCTCAGGATCAGGTGACTGCAAGGTGGGAAGCGGACATGAGTTCAGATTCGTTTTTATCTAAAAACATAAGACCCATGGTTCTTATATATTTAACTGTTATATTTACGGCGCTATGTTTTTTTGATGGCAATATAGGGGAGTTTAAAATAACTCAAGACTATATACCAATTTTTCAATCTTTATTAATAACAGTTTACGGAGCTTACTTTGTGGGTAGAACATGGGAAAAAGCTAAAAAAATAATAAAAAATGATTGACAAGTCTAAACTTCAAGAATACAACAGCTCTTTAAATGTAAATTTTGAAATCCATAAAGTTTCAATAAAACAAAGAAAAGATAAAAAATGGCTTTTAATGGTTAGCTGTAGAGCGTTTTTATACGTATTTGAAGATTGGGAAACAATGATGGCTCAACTTATAATGCTTTTTACAGATCCTGATAAATTTTATAAGGATAATAACCTTGCAACAGGAAGCAGAATATTAAATGATGTAGATCCACACGTAATTAATAAATATGCAGAGAGCATAACAAAATAAATAATAACAATTAAATTAAATAAAATGAGTAAAAAAATAGAAGAACAGGAATTAGCTAACCTAAAAGAAAAGGTAAGTAATATAAATAGTCTACAAATGCAGATAGGAGGGCTTGAGGCCCAGAAGCACGAGTTATTGCATGGCATTAGCTTAGCTACTACAGAATTCCAAAACGTTCAAAAAGAGTTGCAAGATAAATACGGTAAAGTATCTATCAATATTTCAACAGGGGAGATTTCTGAAGATGAGTTTGGTACGAAAAATTAGTATTGGAAAAGACTATAAAAATGACGCTATGCACTATTCTGTTGGACAGGAAGTGTATGGCGGTCATATTATAGTTAATATTATAGAAGAGGAAGATAAGTACTCTATATATATAGAAAAAAACAGAGAGGTTTTACCCTGGAAAGAATTTAATAAAAATATGGCTATTGCCGTTGAGTTTGATTTAGAATATTAAATGGAAGGTGTTTTTGATTTTATTATTAGCCCCAAAACTGGTAGGAACAATAATAAAAAAATAATTAATGGCAAAAGTTTAATATTAAATACCGATTTGCAGGACCATAATTTTGTTAGTAGGATTGGCATAGTTATTTATACTCCTGCAAAAAATACAAGCGGTATTGAGGTGGGTGACGAAGTAATTGTGCACCATAATGTATTCAGAAGGTATAGAGATATAAGGGGGGTAGAAAAAAATAGCCGTAGCTATTACAAAGAAAATATGTTTTTTGTATCGCCCGATCAAATATATGCGTACAAAAAAATAATTAACTGGAATGCGTGTAAAGGTTTTAACTTTGTTAAACCTATAAAAGAAAACAAAATGTTTTCAATAAACTTTGAAAAACCCGCAATAGGCGTTTTAAAAGTAAAAGATCCATCGCTAAAAAATTTAAATATTGGCGACCTTGTTGGCTTTAGGCCGGGTATGGAATATGAGTTTGTAATAAACAATGAAAAGCTCTATCGAATACCCACCAATCAAATTACAATTAAATATGAATACCAAGGAAACGAAGAAGAATATAATCCAAGCTGGGCAGCGAGCAGTTGAGGAGTTAATCAAAGTAGCTAAAGAAGCTATTGTAGATTCGGATGATGATATATCAGCCGACAGACTCAAAAACGCAGCAGCTACTAAAAAGCTAGCTATATTCGATGCCTTTGAAATACTTAGCCGTATTGAAGAGGAGGAAAATATGCTTGAAAATAAACCTAAAAAAGAAATAGAAAAAAAGGCTTTTAAAGGTTTTGCTGAAAAAAGATCTAAATAATGTACAAGCAGAATTTATATAGCGTAATAACGCCAATAAAGCAGAATACTATATCTAGATTAAATAAAAGCAAAAAATGGAAATACGGCTACAATAAAGAGCATGATATTGTAGTTATAAGTAAAACCGGGCAAATAGGCGAAATATATAATATACAGAATTTAAAAATAGCCTTACCCCCTGTCCCCTCTAAAATTGATAAATCAAATGATAAGTGGACAATAGAGGAGTACCCTAAAGAACTAAAGCGCATACAAAGCGTTTTTGAATGGAGGGATTATCCGGAAGAGTTTAAAGAAAAATGGGAACCATATATAGATGAGCAATTCAAACGCCGCGAAGAAGGCCATTGGTTCAATAATAAAGGTGTGGGCACTTACATTACTGGCACTCACTTTATGTACTTGCAATGGTCTAAGATTGACGTTGGGCACCCAGACTTTAGGGAAGCAAACAGATTATTCTTCATCTTTTGGGAAGCTTGCAAAGCAGACCAGAGATGCTACGGTATGTGTTACCTCAAAAATAGACGTTCGGGATTTTCATTCATGGCAAGTGGTGAGACCGTTAACATGGCCACAATATCAAGCGACTCTAGATTCGGTATATTATCAAAGTCTGGTGCTGACGCAAAAAAAATGTTCACCGATAAAGTTGTCCCAATATCGGTAAATTACCCTTTCTTTTTTCGGCCTATACAAGATGGTATGGATCGCCCAAAAACAGAATTAGCATATAGAATACCGGCATCAAGACTAACAAGGAAATCTATTCAAAATAAACAAGAGCAGGAAGAGCTCGAAGGTCTTGATACAACTATTGACTGGAAAAATACAGGTGATAATAGCTATGATGGGGAAAAACTAAAACTGCTGGTACACGACGAAAGTGGTAAATGGGAAAAGCCAGACAATATTTTAAATAACTGGCGAGTTACAAAAACTACATTAAGATTAGGTAGTAGAGTTATTGGAAAGTGTATGATGGGTTCAACATCAAACGCATTAGACAAAGGTGGTGAAAACTTTAAAAAATTATATAATGCTTCAGATGTTAAAAAGCGAAATCGCAATGGACAGACTAAGTCAGGACTATATTCTTTGTTCATACCTATGGAATGGAATTACGAAGGATTCATTGACAATTATGGAATGCCTGTATTCGAAACTCCATCAAAAAGCTGTATTGACCCATACGGAGACTCTATCGAGGTCGGGGTTATCGAGCATTGGAATAATGAAGTCGAAGGGTTAAAAGGCGACCAGGACGCTCTAAATGAGTTTTACAGGCAGTTTCCGCGCACAGAGGAACATGCGTTTAGAGATGAAACAAAAAATAGTATATTTAATTTAGTTAAAATATACGAACAAATAGATTACAACGAAGATTTAAGTAATTCTGCAGTAGTAACTACAGGTTCTTTGCAGTGGGAAAACGGCATTAAAGATACTAAGGTTAGATTTATGCCTAATCCGGCAGGAAGGTTTAAAGTTTCGTGGGTGCCTAGTATAAATTTGCAAAATAAGCAAATACAAAAAAACGGGATTAAATATCCTAGCAACGAACATATTGGTGCGTTTGGCTGTGATAGTTATGATATATCGGGTACAACAGACGGTAGGGGTTCTAAAGGAGCTTTGCATGGGCTAACAAAGTTTAGCATGGAAGACGCGCCGCCTAATACGTTTTTTTTAGAATATATAGCCAGACCACAAACAGCAGAAATGTTTTTTGAAGATGTATTAATGGCTTGTGTTTTTTATGGTATGCCAATACTGGCAGAAAATAATAAGCCTAGACTTCTTTATTATTTTAAGCGAAGAGGCTACAGAGGCTATTCTATGAATAGACCCGATAAAATATGGAACAAACTTTCTGTAACAGAAAAAGAAATTGGGGGGATTCCAAACTCATCAGAGGATATAAAACAAGCTCACGCCGCCGCTATAGAATCTTATATAGATCGCTATGTAGGTTTAAAAGAAGATAATCAATATGGTTCAATGTATTTTAGTAATACTTTAAATGATTGGGCTAAGTTTGATATAAATAAAAGAACAAAATTTGATGCTGCTATCAGCTCGGGTTTAGCAATAATGGCTTGTAATAAAAATTTATACAGACCAGTTGCTCAAGTGCAAAAAAGAAAATTAAATTTAAAAATAGCTAAATACACCAACACAGGTGCATTTTCAAAATTAATAGAAAAATAAAAATATGGCTGAGTCAGTTATAACAAATTATTTTCCAAGCCAAATAGCTAGCGATGAAGAAAAAATGTCTATCGACTATGGTACTTCAATAGGTAGAGCTATAGAAAACGAATGGTTCAAATCAGATACTGGTTTAAACAGATTTAAAAGTAATCAAAATACTTTTCATAATTTAAGGCTTTACGCTCGTGGCGAGCAGGGTATACAAAAATATAAAGACGAATTATCAATTAATGGTGATTTATCTTATTTAAATTTAGATTGGAAACCCGTACCTATTATACCAAAGTTTGTAGATATAGTTGTAAATGGCATATCAGAAAGATCATTTGATATAAAAGCATATTCGCAAGATCCATATGGCGTTGAAAAACGTACAAAATATATGGAGTCTATATTAAGAGATATGCAGACCCAGGAGTTAAGTAGATTTTCAGAAGAAAATTTTGGAGTTACATTATTTGAAAATAACCCAGAAACGTTACCTAAAAACAAAGAAGAGCTCGAATTACATATGCAACTAA